TTTTCATTACAACACTCACATTCACTTATAATCATCTTTATCTCCTTAATTAATAATACAAACATAAGACCATCAACGAGCGTCGTAGACGAGCGTTGCTGCTGAATGTTCCACGTGTTCCACAATGTTCCACTCGAATCGGGGCTCGTGGAACATTGTTAGCGTGCATTCCTACAGGGTTAAATGACAATGTTCCAGATGTTCCAGTACTTTTTGGTTAACAAAAATCTAAAACAAATAACAACGGTCGACGTTCGACGGTAGAGTTAAACCTGAATTAGCTGGAACAATGGAACATCCGTTCCGTGTTTAGCCTGTATAGCGCATAGCTGTAAGCAAATCTGTGTTCCACGAGAATGTTCCGCACGGGGGTTAGACCGTGGAACATGTGGAACATTTACTCACAGCGTGCACACCTGCACGCAATCCACATCACTTCGTGATGATAGTAGTGGCACACCTGCACACTATGATAGTAGCCAAAGCTAAGAAGGTGGGGGCCGAAGCCCCCGGGGAGAACTAAACTCTGAGTTCTTTGAAGAGTCTGTCCACTTCTATATCGGTGTATCCGATTTCAACTTTACAAAGCTGACGGATGTAAGCCCAATAATGTGCGTTCATAATAGATCCCATTTGCCTAGCGAAGTGTAAACACAGTACCAAAATGGCAGTGGTGTTGACTTACGAAGACTGCGGTATGCGCGCGTAAACTCAACTTCTAAGTTGAAGGCTGAGATGGCGCGTAAGTCCAAGATAGACTCACGGGGTCTAAAAAACAACATACGCGGTGCGAGTATGAAATAAAAGAATAATAGATTCTTCATGATTACCTCCTAGTTAAGTAATAGCCTGATGTAAAAAGTCCAATCATAGCTGAGTTATAAAGTATTATTTGAAGCCAAGACATGTAAGTATATGAGATACCTATGATGTGTTCGCCTGCGGTGTCTGGGAATAATTGTATGTAATAACAAAGAGTCCAAGTAGAGATGTAGAATGATAGTACTAAGAAAGTTCTAAAGATATCCATGATTATCTCCAACACTTGTATGTTGTACATGCACCGTCAACATATGGTCCGGTACAGATGTTACATATCCCAACGTCCCCCGGTTCTTCGGAGGATGTTGGTGCTTTAGCAGAGATGCTTGGTCTTTGCCCAGGGTATCTAGCCCATTCGTAGTTCCAAGTATCTATAACCTTTTTGGTTCTAGGTACTGCGTGTTTAGCTGTATATGCTACTGCTTTAGTGGCGTATCCAACTGCTGGTTTGGCTATGAACTGTATAGCCTGTATAGTTCTATTTAAATATGACATGTTATTATCTCCCGAGTATTAACTCTAATATATTAATAACATAAACATAAGACCAATGGCCGTGGGTCGTGGCGCTTTGGCTTCGAGCGACAGACCAAGGTCATAAATACTTGCCTAGGGCTGATATAACTAGACAGTAAAAATCGAAACAAGGTTCCAAAAGTTTAAAACTGAAAAGGGTTCTATGAAAACGGATCGGGGCGTGGGGGTGTCTACTGGGCGGAGGGGGAGAGGATGAATGCATGATATGTTATAGTTTTTTTTATAAAAAATTTTTTCACTAAAAATTATGGCAAATAAAATATGTGAGCGGTGTAAGAAGGCATTACCAAAAGCTGACTTTGAAAAACAAAGACTGCATTGCCGACAATGTGTTTTAGCTGAACGTAATATAACTAAATCTTCTAGTCCGTATAAATATTTAAAAAATTTATGGAACCATTTAAAGTACTCGAGGGAGAAAGAAGAAGGAATGCTATTTGAAATAACACCAGAACAACTTAATGAATTGTGGGACAAACAAGGCGGACGTTGTGCGTTGTCCGGGGTCTTCATGACGTGGCACAAGGGTGGCGAAAAACGGAACACGAACGTGTCGATTGACAGAATAGATCCAAACATAGAGTACATACTTACTAACATTCAACTGGTATGTTGGCGTGTTAACTTAATTAAGCATACAATGACAGAAGATGAGCTGTATTGGTGGTGTAAAAATATAGTTACACACAAGGAAAATTTTTAATATAATCCCCGAGCATGCGATTACTAGATGAAGAAAGACCAACTGACATGAGTGAAGCTGATAGAAACGAGTTACAGTCTCACCTTCCTTATGCCGGATTACAATTAAACGAACTCTCCGTTCAAGAAGAGCGATTAGTCTTGTTCCATTTAAGAGGAATGAGCAAAGCGGCCGCGGGCCGTGCTGCGGGGTACAAGGATATGGACCGCGTTTACCAAATATTTAAGACTCCTAAAATGCAAACAGCTTTGACCTACTTCCGTAATGAAATGCGCGAGGAAGTTAAGTTCGATAAAAACACAGCAACGGGCATGTACCTGGAAGCTCATTCGAAGGCGGCGAATTCTACAGAAGAAAAGAATGTCGTTGATTCGTTATGCAAGCTCCACGGTCTACATCTTCCTGAACAGGCAACCCTGATTAATATAAATGTAGAGAAAGTAGAACAGTTAGAAAAATTAACTGATGCACAACTTTTAAAACTTGCTGGGAACGATACGAACTACTTGGAGCCAGATGGAAATAACGAAAACTGAGTGTAAAAGATGTCGCGGGATCTACCCCGAGAATTTAGTGCTCATTGATGAGATTTGCGTATACTGTCGGGCAGACGAAGTTGAAGCAATACCCGAGCCCCAAAAGCTTGCTGCTCAGAAACTAGAAAAAGAACAACTATCTGCTGAAGCAAAAGCAGGACAAGAATTAGCGAAAAGAGTTTTAGCACGTAAAAGGTTGCTCCCATTTGTTGAACGTTTTAATCCAGATTATCAAGCAGGTTGGGTACACAAGGATATTTGCCAACGGCTAGAAAAGTTCAGCGAACAGGTAGCGAATAAAGAGTCACCAAGATTGATGCTCTTCATGCCACCTCGACATGGTAAATCTACTCTTGCTAGTATTGCATTTCCAGCTTGGCACTTGGGCCGGCATCCTGAACACGAGTTTATAAGTTGTTCTTATTCTGGGTCGTTAGCTATGAGTTTCTCAAGAAAAGTACGTCAACTGCTAAGAGAACCAGTATACAAAAATGTGTTCGAAAAATCTAGACTAGATAAAGATTCTCAGTCAGTAGAATCATGGCAGACAACAGAAGGCGGCGGTTATGTCGCAGCTGGTGTTGGTGGTGGTATTACTGGTAAGGGTGCGCACGTTATGGTTATCGATGATCCGGTAAAAAACAGAGAGGATGCAGAATCCGATAACAACCGAGATGCGACCTGGGATTGGTATACATCCACAGCTTATACAAGGTTGTCCCCAGGTGGAGGAATACTTGTGATTCTTACGCGTTGGCACGACGACGACTTAGCCGGACGCTTATTAATGCAAGCAGATGAGGGCGCAGATGCGTGGGAAGTGATTCGCTACCCAGCAATTGCAGAAGAAGACGAAAAGTTTAGAGAAACAGGTGAAAGTTTGCACCCAGAGAGATATAATGTAGAAGCTCTCGAGCAGATAAGGAAAGCCATCGGCCCACGCGATTGGTCTGCTCTATACCAACAGAATCCTGTATCTGACGAAGGCGACTATTTTAACCGCGACATGATCGCTTATTATAACTTCGATGAGATTGATACTTCAAAACTTAAATACTACTGCGCGTGGGATCTTGCGATCGGCCAGCGTGACAGGAACGATTATTCAGTTGGTATTGTTGTCGGCGTCGATGAATATGATAATTTATTCATTGTTGATGTTGTTCGAGGTAGATACGACGGGTTTGAATTAGTAGAACAAATTTTAGACTTGTACGAACTATGGCGCCCGGGTATAGTGGGAATAGAAAGAGGTCATATTGAGATGGCCCTGGGTCCGTTCTTAGAAAAAAGAACACGCGAACGCGGCCTTAACGAAGCTTACTTTAAAGACTTAAAAGTTGGTAGGCGCGATAAGGAGTTACGTGCTCGAGCAATCCAGGGTAGAATGCAACAAGGTATGGTATACTTTCCAGAAGATGCCGTTTGGACAGGAACAATGGTTGCAGAACTATTACGTTTTCCAAATGGTACGCACGATGACCAGGTAGATGCATTGGCGTGGATTGGTTTAATGATGACAGAGTTTGCTACGTTTTATGAAAGACCTGAGCATATTCCGTCATGGAAAGATGGGTTAAAACACTTAGTAAAAGATGGCAAACGTAAATCATCAATGAGCGCTTAATGGCAGACTACAAGAAAAAGAAAAAGAATCTTAGCGCAGGTGAAGAACAAACTCTTGCTAAAAGACAATGGGAAGCCTATACCCGAGCCAGGGACCACGGTCATCTTGACTACGTAGAAATAGCAAAACAATGCGACGCATTTTACCGCGGCGAACAATGGGACGAAGCTGACATAAACGCGCTCGACGACCAGGGCCGACCTGCATTAACAATCAACACAATTTTACCTACAGTCAACACTGTACTAGGGGAACAAAGTACGCGAAGAGCGGACGTTCAATTTAAACCTAGAGGAAATGGTAACCAAGAAATAGCCGACGTACTTTCTAGACTGTATATGCAGATTGGAGACAACAACAAATTAGAATGGTTAGAAAGCCAAGTGTTTGCAGATGGGTTAATCCAAGATCGTGGATGGTTTGATGTAAGAATAGATTTTGATGATCACATAAATGGTGAAGTTCAAGTAACCACTAAAGATCCTTTAGATATTATTATTGATCCAGACGCAAAAGAATACGATCCTAAAACTTGGAACGAAATATTTGAAACCAAGTGGATGAGTCTTGATGAGATAGAAGAAGTATATGGGCAAGACAAAGCTGATAAATTAAGAATGATTGCCGAAGTCGGTACAACTCTTGGAGCTGACTCCATGGAGTATGAAGACGAAACTTACGGGGACACCGACCAAGAAAACTATTCTGGAAACGATTACCCCAACAGCCCAGACGACGCACGCGCTTTAAGGTCTATTAGAATTGTTGAAAGACAGCATTACAAACTAAAAGATTGTATTTTTTATGTAGACCCTGTTACTGGAGATCAAAGACCAGTACCTTACGATTGGACTAAAAAGAAAAGA